AGAAAAATCTGATCCCTGATCAATGGTTATGTTATATGTGCCTGCACTCATGCTTTTTTCTTATACCTCCAATGTCTTAATTATACCAAAAAAATTCACCTGATGTCAAGCATTAAATTTTGAATGTCAATCATTAGACGCTTTCTTCCTCATAAGTTATGATTGCATCTATTGAAGATTCAGTATTACTTAAAATTGTTATGTAATCGTTTGCGCTCATAGACAAAGTATTAGAATTACTTATACTAATATAATTTTGTCCTGAACTTAAATGTCCATTTTTAATAAAATAGACGGTTGTATTATCAGTAGCATTATAATAAGAAATATGAAAAGTGACTTCACTTTCTAATATATTTGCTACACTTACTCTTGATACCGTTGCAGTTTTTGCAGCGGGACAAGTATAAATTATTGTTTCTGTTGTTCCTATTTCGGAAAAAACTGCTGTTGTCATTATTATGCTCCTTGTAAATCAAAAATGAGAAATGCATATGCGATGCTTTCTCCGCCTTGGTATTCTCTGCTACTTTCAAATCCATTTACTGTACTAATATATATTTGTCCTATAAAATTATTCGTTATTGTTAAAGTTGTTGAGTTTACAGAATAACTTACGCCTCCTCTTACTAATCCTTGCTGATTATAAGTATTTCCAAATACGGCAAAATTTCTATTTGCTTCTGCATTAAAATCTAATGAAGCAGGATACATTTTAGTTGCTACCCCGCTACTTAAATCGCTTTGAAAACACCATTGAACTATAACAAAGGGTACAAATCCTAAATTATGAGTAATTGTTGCATAGGTATCAGAAGTATTTAAATTAGTAGCCGTGCTTAAATTATTTCCTGGTACGCCAAGTAGTCCTTGTCCATGATACTTTAAATTTAAAGAACCTATTCCAACTCGTGAATCAAACATTAAGTTTGTTGCAGTTGCTAAATTATTACTTCCATCTACGACATCACTTCCTGATTTTGTAACATATAACCCATAATCTGCATTTGCCGCTTTTCCTAATAATATTCTTTTTGCCATTATATATGTCCTCGTATTACTGCGTAAGTTAAACTTGTTGAACTTGGTGGTTGTGGATTTTGATTTTCTGAGGTAAAACTTGTATTTGTGTATATACTATAATAAGTAGGATAATAATTTGGTACAAGAAATGTTGCCTGTGTTGCGGTTATATTTGATACTTGTACAAAATCATCCCCAAAAACTATTATTGCGGGATTCGGTATAGATTGACTAGAAAAAGTTCTAGTTTGTGAAGTTCCTCTTGTTAGTGTTATAGTCTCTTTAAATATGACTTGACTATACCCTTTTGCACGGCTATCAAAAATAAGTTGATCTGCATTTGCACCTACAACATTTACACCAGGTTTTGAAATAATTAATCCATAATCACTTGAATCTATTTTGCCTAATAATATTCTATTGCTCATTTCGCTAAATAACCTCCTACAAAGAAATTCGTATCTGTAACTAAACTGCATCCTTCTAATAAATCATTTGTATTGTCTATTTGTGTTATCATTTCTAATTTATTATGATCTGTAAAAAGAAAACTACCGAGAGTTAATTCTTCTGCTTTTGTCCAGCTCCATGTTCCATCTTTTCGATTATAAAATTCTAGATCTCCTTCTACTTTTAAACCATTTACCGTATAATAAAAACTTGTTACTAAACTTGTAGTAATTGTATCTACTAAATCTGTTGCTTGGTTCATATTTTCTGTGTCAAAAGTATGCAGTTCGTCTTCAAATTCCAAATTTGATATAAGGCACCTCATTTTATAAGGTTTAGAAATATAAGCATTTTTATCAATAATTTTCACTAATTAACTCCTTTAAGTCAAGTCTTATATCTTTATAGAATCCGTGTTTTAATCTTTTCTTAAATTTTTCATAACTTCCACTTTTTCTTTTTCTTCTGTATTTATACAGATTATAGGGAAGTTCTTCTATATCTGCTACTGTTGTAAAATCAAATTTATTATTTGTGTTTTCTTTTATAAAGTGCATATCTTTATAAAATCTTATTTGTTCGTAAGGTTGCCAATTTTTTGAGTCGTATGGTTTATTTACATGAAATATATCTATCTTTAAACCATATTTATATCCAAGTTTTGTTCCTTCTGTAAGTAGTAAATTAAGGTATTGATAATCTTTTATTTCCCCTTCGAGCATTATATCAATATCCCAAGTGTCTAACTCACAATCTCCATAAAATTTTTCAGCACAGCAACCAAAAAATGTAACTTTGTAATCTACTTGGTAGTTCTCTAACCACTCTTTTGCCCATTGTAAAAATACTTCTTTTGTTGGGCGATTCCATTGTTGAGTTGTTATAAGATTTCCTAGCCTATAATAAAACATTATGTTGTTGTATTTTGTGATTCTGTAGCTACACTAAAAGTGTCTGATACTCCTCCTACTGTAATTTGTGCGGTATAAGTTGTATCATAAGTTGTTAACCCACTTACTCGTGCTGTTATAGTATCCCCATTTTGTACTGATTTTGTGGATTGTGAATAACTTCCTGAATTTACTCTAAAATCTGCTAAACTTGACCCCGAAAAAGTAGCATTTGTACTAAACCCAGGGGTCATACCAGATAGTGTAATTGTAGAAGTATAAGTAACCTGAATCTCGGCATTTGTAACATCTGTAAAAGTAAATTGGTCTGGAACTAAATCAGCTGGGGTAGCTACATACATTGTACTAGAGACTCCTCCAATAGTTACTGCCCCTGATCTTGTAACTCCAGCGGAAGAAGCTGCTGTTATTCTTACTGTTACAGTGTCATTATTATTTACTGTTTGACTTGATGTTGTATAACTTCCACTATTTATTCTATAATCTGCGCCTGTTGTTCCACTAAAAGTCAGAGTTGTTCCTATATTTATTCCTGTTATAGTTACTGTACTTGTATAGGTTTGACCTTGTGTTGCTGCAAAATTACTTGTAAAACTAAAAGCGTCAGGAGTTGTATCTGCAGCGGGACCGTCTTGTGATACTGTAAATGTCCCTGTATATTGATAGCCAAATTGAGTAGATACAGTATAACTTACTGTAGCACTTCTTGAACCCCCAACAGTCGAAAAAGAACTTGCTGTTAAAGAATAAGCTCCACTACTTGTATTAGTTATACTACTTGTAAGCCACCCACCAGAATTATTACTTACTGAATAAGAAACTGTCCCCCAATAACTACTATAAGTGTCAAAGTTTCCAGAAGATTTCTGTGTAGTAATTGTATAATTATTTGTTCCTCCACTAGAATTATAATTTACGGTTGAAAATGCGCCAAGAGTTACTGTTGGAGGTACAAATTTTGCTGTACTTGCTGAAGAACTTACATGATTATCTGTCGATACACAACGAGCATAATAAGTTACAGTACTTCCTCTTGCCTGTGTAAAATCTTGTCCGTTTGAATACCAGTTTGAATTATCGGGGGAAACTTGTATTGTACCAGACCCTCCACTTGAAGTTACATCTACATTTACGCTTCCACTTGGATTGTTTGTTTGTGTTACTGTAGGAGCGTTTGGAGTACTCGCTAGTACTTGGGCTCTTGTAGTAAGTGCCCAAGAATCAGTAACTCCTCCAACATTTACTGTTGTTGATACTGATGTACTATAAGAAGAACTGGAATACATTCTTAGTTGTAAACTTTGATTATTTGTAATTGTTCCTGTGGTTGACCAAGCTCCTCCAGCGATACTAAATTGTGCTGAGTTTCCACTAATTGAAACAGAAGCTCCTGTATTTAAGCCAGTAATTGTTTCAACATTTGATGTATATAAAGTACTTAATTCTTTTCCTGTTTGATTTGTAAAGTCAAAAGCGTCTGGAGTTGTATCTGCAGCTAGAGTTGTTACTGAATAAGTGTCGCTCTCTGTTCCTATTGTAAGAGTACAGTTTGTAGTTGTACTAAAACTTCCACTTGAAGTTTGTTGAACAGAAAAAGTATCTCCATTTACCGCTGTTCCATTTGAAGAAGTATAGCCTCCACTATTTTTACTATATGTACCACCAGAAACTGATACTGTTGCAGAATCTCCATAATCTAACCCTGCAACAGTTATAGTGTTAGAAGTATAAGTTGTGCTTAGAGAAGCTCCTGTTACATCATTAAAACTAAAAGCTGTTGGGCTTTGGTCAAGTGCAGGAGAAGTATATGATGTGCTTCCAGAAGTTAGTCCTCCTTGTTGTGCCCAATAATATCTTGTTGACCCTCTCGGTTGCGTATATGTTGTTGTAGTTGTAAAACTAGCTCCCGAAGAAGAATTTGTTGTTGTTTGGGCATATGTAATTGTACCTGAGTTACCACTGCCCGAAGTAGAGGAAACGGTTACAGTTTCATTCGTATTATTTCTAGAAGAGAAAGAGACTGTGGGGTTAGAAGGTGCCGCTGCTCCTGTTGTAACTGTATAGGTATCACTTATAGTTCCTATTGTAAGTGTACAATTTACTGCTGTTCCATAAGAAGAACTTGAAGTTTGTCTAACCGTAAAAGTATCGCCATTTACTGCAGTTCCCGCCGATGAAGTATAAGTACCTCCATTTTTGCTATATGTTCCTCCTGTAATCGATACGGCTGCACTGTCATTATTATCTAACCCTGCGATTGTTTCTTGGTTTGATGTATAAACTGTACTAAGAGTTGCTCCTGTTACATCATTAAAAGTAAATTGTGTTGGAGTATTATCATACGCGGGAGAAACAAAAGAAGTACTTCCAGAAACATAACCTCCTTGTGAAGCCCAATAATATCTTGTAGACCCGCGAGGCTGTGTGTAGCTTGTTGTTGTTGTAAACCCAGTAGTAGGGCTAACATTTGTAGTTGTTTGAGCAAAAGTAATTGTGCCTGAGTTACCGCTACCAGAACTTGAAGAGACACTCACAGTATCCGTAGTTGAAGTTCTTGAACTTAAACTTACAGTTGGGTCAGCAGGAGCACTTACACTTCCTCCGCCACCAGAGCCCCCTCCGCCAGAAGAACTTGGAGTTAATACAGAATTTCCAAAAAGAGTTGCATCATTTGTCATTTTTCCATATTGACAAGGTATGCGCAACATTAAAATATTTACAGTGCCATCACTGCTTCCTCTTGTACGAGTATTTTCTAAAAAGGGATAATTATTTGTTGAAAAGTAATCATACCCAGAGAGTCCGTGATTAACAATACTTTCAGATTCAACAATATCGATAAATGCTGCTTTTACCAAATTAACTGTAGAACCTGAGCCTCCGAGAGAAAATTCAAATAATCCTCCTCCTCCTGTTGTTGGTACTCCAGATTGCATTGTTGCTTCAAAGTCAAAGCCCACACCTCCTGTTGTTCTATCGTCAAGAAAATACAATACTGGTGTTTTTACACCTTTTTCAATTACTTGGTATGCTGGAATATAATTGTTTGAGTTTGCATCCGCAGTTGTAGACAAGCTAACTCCTGATGTTGTCATAGTAGTTACATCAGTATCAGAAACAATAACACCAGAACGGTAGTTATCCTTTGAATTAAAAAGTAAATCTCTCGTATTTATAGTATCGGTTACTATATCATCCCCTGATTTAGAGATTTGTAAAGAATAGTCACTGCCGTCATAGCCTAGTCGAACTCTGTTTGCCATTATGAAGCATCCGCTATAAGTATTCTGCCGTTTGTGGCATCTATTTCAATATAATTTGTAGTTGAACCAGAAGTTGCAGAAAGTTTTATTTTTCCTGAATCAATTAAGGTTGAATTATCAAAAGCATCCTGTATTTGTCCAGAGGAATCCAAATTATCTACATTTCCTAATCCCACGTCTGTTTTAGTAGTATTTACATTTAATGTATTACTTGTTGTTAAATCAGTTCCTCCAACGGTCACAGTTCCTTTAAAACCAGCAGTTCCGTCTGTATTTACATAAAAGGTAGGAGTATGTATAGAGCCACTACTACTTATTGTTATGTGTCCATTTGTACTTGTATAACCACTTGTATCTTTTGTTCCGCTATAAATCGCAGAAGAATCAATAGTCCATCCACCTACACTTCCTGCAGTTTTAGCTGCATCATTTACTTCGCTGTCTGCATCCGCAACTCTTAATAAATCTGTTGAAATTCTATTTGCACTAATAGTTCCTGTTTCAATTCTTCCTCCATCAATTATAGTTGTTCCGCTTGATCCTAAGTCCCCTGATGTAATAGCTGTTGTAGTATTTGTTCCATCACTAATTGTATTTGTTCCAGTAAATGTTACAAGACCTGTAAAGTTTTGCCCTTGATACGGAATACTGAAAGTAACTGTATAAGATCCTCCATAGCTAGATTCTATTACATTATAATATGCATACCAATATTTATTTGCGTTGCTTCCTGTATAAGTTGGAGGATTTTGATTCCAATTTGTTGAACCTGTTCCGATTACTCCGCCACTAAGTAAAGATGTACTAAAACTATAAGTTACAGAAGTTGTTGAGACAGCCGCTCCTGATGTTGGGCTAGTCGCACTTGAAGATTGATAATAAATATATCCTGTTGCTGTTCTTGGACCTGTACCTCCTGTTGCTCCATCTGTTCTTTGTGCATATAGTACAGGAGTTGACCAAGTTGTAGTTGCGGCTGTTTGTTCAGGAGACCCTGTAAATAATCCTACGGAAAGATAAACTTTATCACCATTTGCTGATAGTGTAGGAACACTTGTACTCCAAGAAGTTGGAGCAGTTAATGTACTTGTTGTAAAATTATAACTTCCACCTGTTGGAGTTGTAACTGAAGCAGCTTTTCTATAAATTGCTACTTCTGCAACTGCTGTTCCTTCTACTTGAAATACTGTTCCCCAAGTAAATGTACTTGCACCAACTGCTTTTGTTCCTTTAACCGCCCATAATAAATCTGTTCCAGAAGGTGGAGAGTCATACCATCCTGAAGGTACTCCTGCGGATGCAGAAGGTGTTGTAGGGGCAGAAGAGGCTCTTTGGAATACAATGTTTACACTTGCTCCTGTTGCTCCATCTTCTCCATCTGCTCCTATTAGTCCTGCGGTTACTGCATATGTATTTTGAAAAGAATAATTAGTACTTCCATCTGTTATAACTTGTGCCAATATTGTATCTTCTGTAAAATCTGGAATAAAACTTAGTTTAGACCCTGTATCCGCAGTATAAGCTCTACTAGATGTTCTATCTATTTGTAACTTTGTATTAGAATCCACAAAAGTTACTTTTGCAGCAAAAAGAGTTGTTCCACTACCAAAGAATATTCTATCTCCTGGTTCAAAGTCAGACTCAAAAGTAGTACTACTACCTGTAACTTCAGTACTATCTGCTGCTAAAGTTACTGTTCCTGAAACTGCGGTTAATCCTGAATTTGCAGCTCCTACTTCTGATACATAATCTATAAATAATTTATTATTATTTGCATCAACTGCTGTAGTATTATTTATTACTTTTATAGCCTTTAAATGATCAGAGGTTGCACTTGCATCAAATAATAAATAAGCAATTGCATTTGCTCCCATACCAGAAAAACTTTGTTGATAGTTTGCTGATCCTGTTGCAGTAAAATTAAAGTCTTTTGCATTTGAAGTTGTTAAATTATAGGTAGAGGAACTAAATTCTGCTAAGCCTGTTGAAGAGTTTATAGTCAAAGATTTATCTACTTGACCTCCTCTTGGTATAGAATTAATTCTTGATCCACTACTAATTGGTTCTTTGCCTGACTTTACATTTATTCTTTTTTGTATATATTTGGAGTAGTTTCCTCCATTATTTTTCATTCTAACTTCAATAGTATAGATATCAGGTCTAATATTTTTAAATCTATAAGAACTTACTTCTGCTCCAACTTTTTTAATATTGGTTATTTTACCTTCTGTGCCTTCAAATATATTATTTCTAATTTCATAACCTGCGATAAATTCATATTTTGAATTTATTGCATTTCCTTGTGAATCTGTTCTTTGTGAGCGAGGGTGTTCCCAACTGACAATTAAATCTAATCCATTTGAATTTACATCTGTAGTATCCGCTAAACTATCTCTGCCTGAAGAAACAATACTTAAAGAAAGATTTCTAGGGGCAGGTACAGTATCTGTTCTTGTTGGTTCTTTTCTTATTTCAGGAACTGTTTCTATAACATATCCTCTATCTATTAAATCAAATTTAGCATTGCTATGATTAGCTGCTGTAATATCAAAAGTTTGTTCATTTGTATTTTCAGAAATTGATAATATAATGTATTCTTTAGGGGCTGCAGGTAATTTTTCTCCTGTTGCAACTGTTCTATTTGTTATTGACCATATAACTTCTGAATTTGGTGCTTCTGTAAATGCAGAAGAAACAGTTACATCTCCACTTGAGTTATAGCTAGATATAGTTTGAGTTTCTATTCTTACATTTTCTGACCAAAATAATTGTACTAAATTATTGCTATCATCTTTTAAATTATTAGCTTTTACTTCTGTATCTATTGCATTTCCGCCTTCATCTGTTAATAACAAATCACCCCTTTGGTATTCAACAGAATTAATTGTAGCAGATTCTTGTGCTAAATATGCTCCTCCCTTTGGATAAATTAAATTAAGTTCAAAACTTTGCCCAGAAGCACTTAAATCTATTGCTCTATCTAAATATACTTTAGTTGTCGTTGAAGAAGTTGCACTTGCTACTCTACCACTATATTGAGTATTTGTTATATCAGGATCCTGTACTTCTATTACATCCCCAGGTTTTAGAAATGCTGCATTTAATCCTGTGCTAAAATTTACTACTTCTTTATCTAATTTTTCGGTAAATAAATGCCATTTTCCAAATCTATGTGCTTGTCCTTGAGAAGTACATCCAAAAGCTACTACTTCTTTTGGGTTTATTCTATTTGTTTCTATAATATTTTCAAAATCTTCTACAATTTCTACTTCTTGTTTATAAAAATTATCAGGATTATTCCATGTAACTCTTATTTGGTTAGATCTAAATCTTCTACTTGTAGACTGATACCCAAATTCTCCGCCCACAACATTTCCTTTTGTAAACGTATAAACTGGACTTTTGTAAGCATTTATAGCAGGGCTTATTTTTCCATCAAACCATACTAACATTCCTCTAAAAACTTGTAATAAATCTTTGATTACTTTTTGTGCTTCTTGAGTATCTTTTAAATATACATTGCAGGAAAATCGAGGTTCTTGCCCTCCTTTTCCATCAGGAACTAATTCATCACAATATTTTGCTAATTGAAATAATTGATATTTATCAATAGTGGAAAAAGAATCATCAGGATCTATATATTTACCAATACCATATCTATCATTTGTAAGTACATCCATTAAAATCCATACGGGATTATCTGTCCATACAGGATTATAATTAGGGCTAGATTTACTTGTAAAAGTTTTTATATCTCCTCTAAAATTTCCGTCCCAGTCTTGATAACTTCCTGAATTTGCTCCTGTAGTAACATTTCTAGTATACGCTGCTTCTGTAGAACTGCCAAGTTCATATCTTGAAAAATAATTAGTGGGAACTTTTACTTTTAATCCTCGAATTTCATATCCTCTTCTTGGAATATCTGTAAAGTCTTGTGCTGAAAATGATACTGCTCCATATGCAGTATAGGGATAAGAAAATTTATCTGTAATAACATTTTCTATTGCTTGTAATTGAGTTGCATTATAGTGTACATAATCTCCATGTTGAGCATTTGCAGGAGTTATTCTTTTTACTCTTATTCTATAATTAGTTATAGGTTGATAATCTGAAATATCTATTGATATTGTTTTTACAAAAGGAGTTTTATTAAAAGCATTTATAAATCCTGTGCTAGGACTTACTGCTCTTCCTGCACGTCCTCCCCAATCTATAGAACGACTTGATAATTCAGCATCTGTGGGTCCTATAATTAAATCAGAGGTGTAATTAGTTCCATCTCTTGTATATTCAAAATAGATTTGAAACTCTGCAAAAGTATCATCTTCTGCTCCTGATTTTGCTTTATGTGCGTATAATCCTTGCGGAAATTTTATAGAAACTTTGACTAAATCTACTTCTTCTGGATTTGTTACTCCCATTGTTGAAGATTCTTTTAAAAATCCAGTATCTGTTGCCTCTGTTACATTGTTCCAATCACCAGCGGCAAAATAATTTGCACCAAAACCACTTAAAGCACTAAAATCTGTTGGGGGTAATTCGTCTGAAGCATTATAAACAATAGAAGAAGATCCTAACCCTGCAGGACCTGTTAAATAATCTTGATCTCTTGTACCTACTCTAAAAGAAAAAGAAGCATTTTCAAAATTATATTTTGGAGTACTTGTTACTGTTTGAGTTGGGGTGCTTAATTGACCGTAAACATTACTTACTGTTATTCCTCCCCCATTAGTAAGAGTTGCAGTATTACTTGAAAAACTATCAATTGTATCTACTAAATCAATTGCAATATCTTTATTTGAAACTGTTGTAGTTATTTCTGGTTGTACACGTACTTCTGTAGCACTAACATACTCTACTATTCTTCCTATATACTCGCAGTCTGCTGCACCAGCTCCTTTTAAAGTAACATATTGTGGTAATGTTGTTATACTAACATCATTTGCTGCGAAAAAACTTGAAGAAGTAGTTATTGTAGTAGAACCTGCTGTAGCTGATCCTATTCCTGAAGATGCTTTTTTAGCCCCAGCAATTAATATTGTATATGTTCCTTCTTCTGCATCTCGATTGGTAAACATTTTACTTGTATTATCTGTTACAACTCCTGTAGATGAGTTATAACTAATATCACTAGAAGTTGTTGCAGAGTATAGTCCTTGTATACTTTTTTCCATTAAAGGAGTATCATTTAAAAATATGGAACTTGGTCCATTTACAAGTCCTTGTATTGGTCCTTCAGATAATACATCGTAAACAATAGCATTTTGTCTTTCACTTGTTGAAATTCTATAAAAAGCAGACTGTTGACTTCCTCCGCCCGCTCCTGTTCCTGTTCCTGTTTCTGTATTTTTTGGTCTAGCCATTATTGTAACTGTGCCTCTTTACTATTGGAGCTTCCATTTCCACTTCTTGCATCCTGTGATCTATTATCTCCTCCTGAATCGCCTGCAGAGCCTGAAACAAAGCAGTATCTTCCTACGGGATCATCTGAGTTTGGGGGAGAATATCCTTGTTTACCTGCATAAGTAAACCCAGCAGGACGAGTAATATCTCCTATAAAACCAAAATTTATTGGAGCTCCTCCAACTATTAATTGTCCATAACAAAGAGGAACTGGAATACCCTGTTTTATTGAGTTTTCTGGTCCATTAAATAAATAACCTTCTCTTGCCTCTGAAGGAGAATCTGGAGTCATCATTTCAGTTAATCCTTGTGTTGCAAGAATACTACCTACTACCATCATTCCAATTTTTAAAACCTTTAATCCTGTACTTCCCCCAGGAACAAAAAATGAAGCTACAACTAAAGCAACTCCTAATATAGCTTTTTCTGTTGCTCCTAAAGCTCCTTGAGGAATTGGTGTAATAATTAAATCTTCTTTTCCTAGTTCCATTTGAAGATTATCATAATCTAAAAATTCTTCTCCTTTTTGAACAGTAAATTCAATTCCTTCTTCTGTACATTTCATTAAATATTGTTTAAGTTTACCTTCTCTTTGAACATCTATACCATGCATTGCTTCACGAACAGTAGACGCATTAAGGCGCCATACTTTACCGAAAAGTTCTCCCATTTTTCCATTTAAATAAATATTTCTTGTCATTTTGGTTCCAATATATAATGTTCTTTTTGTGGATAACTTACAATTAAATATGGAATATTTATTGCATTACAATTTGCAACATCATATCCACTGGGTTTGCAAATTTTTTGATTGTAGTGACTATGGACTACATATAAAATTTTAGAAGTGAGTTGATATTTAACGAAAACTTTCTCGTCAATTTTAAACTCATCTTTTTCTGCGGAAATATTTTCACACAAAATCCATTTTGTTTTGTCATTTTGCTGAATTATAAGTCCGCACATTTCTTTTGGTGCAGCTTTTTCAGCTTCTTTATATATTTCAGGTAAAAAACTATGAAAAAGATTTTGCACCAGGAAAACCTCCAAAAGGTAATACAACAGTAGTATTTGTAGCTGCTTTTCCTGTTGAAGTAGCAGTTCCTGCACTTATTGGATTAAATCCATATCTCATTTTACAAGCTTTAGTTGTTTTTCCGCACATATCTCCTAATTCCCAATATTCATTGAATCCAGGAGCTTGATTTAAACTTGTTTTCTTAGATTTCCACAAGCGAGTAAGCCCTCCACTTGTATATCTAACATAATCATTATATCTGTCATCAGTATAAGCATAATATGTTGTGCTACTACTCCATGTATCCCAAATTCGCACTCTATTTACATTTGTATTAGAATCGTTAAGGGTTCCTGGGCTAGATGTAGTTTTTACTGCTTGCCAATAATTATTTACTGTTGTTGAATCTGCCGAAGTATCTATAGTTCCATCAACTTTTAATCTTCTTATTTTACTTGCTGTTCCTAATGTTGTTGTTGTTGAATAGTAAGAGTTTGCAGTTATAGAAGAAACAGAAGTAGAAAAAGTTACCGCACCTGATTCTCCTGCCCCGGGCACTATATATTCATCGTCAACATTTACAAGAGCAATGTACTCTGTAGTACCGTCAAGCCCTGTAGTACTAGGTTGATATGCTACTTTATATTTACTTTCTCTATTCCAAGTACACCCGCCTACTTTTTCATACTCATTTAAAGTATAATCTGCTCCTTGATAAATCCAAGGACAAGCATTAGCAATAATGTGTCTAGCAGGTAAGGTTACTCCTTCTAAATCAAAACTTGCAGCAAGTTCAAAACTTATTATAGATTTGGATTTTTCAGATATTCTATCTATAAAATAAACTTGTTTAGGAAATTCTACAGGAGGAGTTGAATCTCCTGACTCTCCTACTAAATATTTTTTTAAAGTTGTTCTTCTCGTTACTTTTGCACCTAATAACGAGTCGTAATCTCCTACTGCATTTCCAAAAACTGAAGTTGCATTTGCAAAAGCTATTTGAGGTCTAGCAACTGCACCGCTTGGATTTATTTCGAAACCCTCAGTTTGTACTGGTATAGCTACATAAGTATTGATTGTCCCGTCTTCTTGTCTAAATTGTACTGTTGATAAATCTGCCTCTACTCCTGAATGGAAATATACAGTACTACTAGAGCTAATTTCTAGTTCATAAAGAAAAATTAAATTGGAACCTGGATCTTGCTTTTGAAGATCTTCTACCATTAATTTATCACTCATGATTCGTATACTCTTCTAAATGTTGCATTTGCATCATAAAAATCATCATATGCCCAATTTTGACTCCAAGTTTCGCAAATTACTTTTATAGTTGTTTCCCCACTATTATTTGAATCTGGATATGTAAAGTTAAAAGCTGTTACTGCTCCTTTATTTACAAAAAATGCAATTATATCATCAATTTCTTCTTTTGTTCGATTTCTAAATTCTACTGAAAACTTCTGTTCTAAATTATTTATTCCCTTTGCAACTCTTTGTTCATACCCGTCTCCAAATTGAACTGTAAAAGTTCTAGGGGTATTTGTAGAATTTAATCCTTTATCAGGTATTCTTTGTGTGCTTGTTAAATCTGTAAATCCTATAGCCATTTTTATGTTGTGCTAAGTAGCCCTCCTGATCGTTGTTGTCTTGCAATTTCTGCTTGAATTGCTGCAGTTATTCCTTTTCCAAATTTTGTAGCATCTTCTTGAGTCATTGTACTTCCATCTGAATTAACTGTTACATTTACTACAGAGTTATTTACATTCCCCATATTTCCATTACCTGTAAATTCTACAGGGATTGCATTTTTCCCTTGTCCTAGAGGTACTACGGCTTCTGTTCCATGAAGAATGGCTGGATATCCTGATTGTGGTCCTGATGCTACTGTTCCTTCTGCTGCACTTACAATACCTCCGTATCTAAAACCTTTACCTACCCCTCCAGTTATCATTGCTGCTTGTATTAGTGCGGCTGCAGCGGCTCCTCCAGTACTAAATGCTGTTGTTATTAATCCTGCTGCAGTTGTTCCACCTGCTGCATGAGCACTTGTTATTGCTGGAGTTGTAATTCCTAAAGCTGCTATCGCTGAAGATACTAAACTACTAATTATACTTTGTAATATTGCTTCTGCAACAGATAATGCTGTAGCTTTTAGTGCTTCTTCTCCACTTTTCTCTCCTTTTGCAACAGACATAATATTTGAAGTTGCTGAAGATTCAAGCGCACCTATTCCTGCTTGTTGTGCTCCTAATAAAGTTTGATCTAATAATGAAGAAGTTTGTCTTATTTCTTCTTCTTTTAATTTGCCTAATTCTTGTTCTTGTAAAATTCTTGCATCTAATAATGCTTTCATTTTAGTATCTGCTTCTACTTTTTGTGCACTTAATGCAGCAATTTTTTGTTCTGTTTCTGCTCGTTGTGCTTGTATTCTAAGGTCGGCAGAAGCTGCTGTTTGTGCCATTTTAGAAGCATTTGTTCCAGAGAACATTCTATTTGCTCCTGAAAAAGCTTGGTTAAATACATCAACATTTCCTTTTGCTAATGTAGATTCCATTCCTAATTTTTTCAGTATTTCAGCATTTTTAATTTGTATTTCTTGTAAAGCAACTTTTTCTGCTTCAGCAGTTATTTGTGCTTTACTTGTTTCAAGTATATCTTTTTGTAAATCTAAATTAAATTGAGCGTCTTTCTTTTCTTCGGCTGTTCCTGCAGCATCTAGTTGTGCTTGTGCTACTTCTACAGCTAATTGCTGTCTTCTTGCTGCTAATACTTTGTCTACTATTCCAGCTTGTGCAGTTGCCATTTGATTTTCAACTGTACTTAAAGGACTTATTGCTAATTTATTTCGTAAATTTTTTTGTGTTGCTTCTGCAATTTTATCTTCTTTTTCTAATATTCCTTCTAATTCTGCATCTAATTTTTGTTGTGTTGATAATTGTCCTTTTAGTTCTTTTGTTTGTTTGTCATATTCAGCTATATACTTAGCTCCTACAGGACCTTCTTGCATTTTTTGCTCTGCATCAAGCTCAAGCATTTTTATTTGATTCTGAATATTTTCTGACAAAGCTCCAGAAGCTTGTCGCAAAGCTTGAAACTGTCTTTTAGGACCAACTGCACCTCTTAAAGCTTGATCAAAAGTTTTTTGAACTTCTGCTGCTTGCTCAACAGAAGTAGCAAGGCCCATATATTCGCCTTCTAACTTCATTAAATTTTGTATCTGTTCTGCTGTAGGAGCGTTTCCGTCTGCAATAGTTTTTGCTATACTTTCATATGCCGATTTAAGTGGACCTGTTGTTGCTTTTGCTAAATTAGAGAAAGTTTTACTTGTTTGTTCTACATTTTGTTGGAATCCTCTGTCTGCAAATACTTCTTTTCTTACTCCTTTCTCAACTCTAATTGATTTCTTTTTGCTTGCTCCTGCTGCTGTTGTTTGAAATTCTTGTGCCATTTGTTGTGCACTTGCACTTTGTATCATTTTTGCAGTTTGCAGTGCAATTTGCCCTACTTGCAAAAGTCCTTGTGCTCTAACTTCAAGTGATCTACCTAATTCTGTATTCAAAGTTCTTGCAGCATCAGTTAGTTCATTCATTCTTTCTTTTGCTTTTTCTGCTTCTTCATCTTTTGTCCTAAAAAAGTTAAATAATGATACTGCTGCAGATGCAATCAAAGTTATTATACCTATAATACCCGCTGCTGCCATAGCTTTGTTCATAGCTTTTGCAGCAAAAGCTGTGGCTTGAGTCATTTTAATTTGAGCTTGTTGATAAACCATTTGGCTTCTTTTATACATAGCTTGCTTTTGTTGTTCTGCAACTTGAGTTTGTAATTTTCTTTTGTTTGTAGAAGCTTTATGTACGGCATCTAATTTAGCTAAGTGTGCATTAAAGGCAATTCTTTCTTGTCTATTAAATTTATTGTAAATCCCTGTTTTTTGATCCATGGATCTTTTATATGCTGCTACTTGTCTTTGACTTAAATCTCCTTTAACACTTACTCCTGCTTTTGAGAGCATTGCTTTTGCTCCTTTTTGTCCAGAAGTTGCCATTTGAGAAAGAGATGCTGCATCCCCTCCTGCGGCTTGCTGAGCAATTGCTAAGTTTTTCATTTCTTTTTGAGTAGCTTTTAGAGATCCTTCTACTCCTTTTAATTTTTCTTTTGCATTTTTTTCCATAGCATCAAAAGAAGGTAGAATAGATTTTATAATTGGAATAGCAAAAAGAGATAAAGCTGCAGTTAATGCAGCTATGTTTTTAGTAAAGAAAGGAAGTACGGTTTGTGCAACTATACCTACCCCTGTTTTTAGTATATTTAATAAATCATCAAATGCAGTTGCAAACTGTGATAATGCAAAAGCACTAGGGTTCATTATTTCTGTAATTCTTCCAAATTTATTTTCGGCTTGACCAGCAACTTCATTAAAGACTGCTTGTGTTCTTTCAAAAGCATTTAATTCATCTTTAGTTTTTCCTATTGCTGTAGCATAAGCTTTTAATGCAGGATCAAGTCTTAGTATAATACCTAATTCATCTAATAATTCTGGTTCTGCTTTTGTTACGCCTCGAATAAGGCGATTAAAAGAATCTGAGAGATCTCTTCCTAAAGCTAATGAAGTATCTCGTGCGGCTTTTCCTAATTGTTCTAATTGAGCTCTATTTAATCCTGCAGCGGTACCAATAGCTGTTGCTTGTGCTGCATCTTGAAAAGCTAATTGCCCATTTGTAGCTGCTCGTACTGCTCCTGTAATAGTTGCAAAAGCTGTACCTGTAACAGCTCCAAAAGCTTTTTGACCTTCAATAAGATTTTTGAAGTTTACAGAATTTTGTAAGAATTGAAAGGCTGCAGACACAGCAAATACCTGAGCGGCAAGAGTTGCATAAGCGGGAACAAGTCCCCCACTAATACCTTGTTGAATTTTTGAAAAGTTTTTTGTTTGGTTTGAAGATTGGCGAGTTAAGCCTTTAGCAGCACGATCAGCGCCTTGTTGAGAAGTAGATAGAGCATCAAAGCCTCTTGAGGCTTTAGTAGTTTCTTTTGCTAATTTTTTTATCTCTTTTTGGGTTAATAGAATTTCTTTTCCATCAACTTTAATAGGAATTCTTACTTCTTTTTTAGCCATTTACCTTTCTTATATTTGTTCCTGACGAACTATTCTTAGCTTTATTTTCAGCTGTCTTACGTTTACGCTCCATTTCTTTATTTACTTTACGAGCATTTCTGTGTTCTATATGCTTTATAAAGTATATACAAGTTTTTTTATCTTCTACTTCCCAAATTTTTAATAATGTTTCTAAATTTGAAAAATCCTTACCCATGTAATAACCGCTCATTCCTTCCCAACGATCAGATAATAAATCATGTATAAAAAAAGCCACCTGAACTTCATACGGAAAATCCGATGTAGTTGGTGGCATTTCGTTTTCATTAGGTAAAATACCTTTTTGTTCACATATATCCAAATATGTATCTAAAGATATTTGACCGTCTTTATAATAATTATCAAGTAACTCTAAGATTTCTGTTACTTGACTTTGGTAAAATTTTCTAAATCTCCTGTGACTTCGGTTACCCAAGTATCAAAATCTGCTGCATTCTTCATAAGAGTTTCAGCATTTTCTTGATTAAATTCTAATTCATCGTCAGGATTAAGAGCACTAATATCCACCAATAGAAGCTCTTCTAAGTAAGAATATTTTAAGCCTTTCCATCCCTTAATAACTGCTTTACAATATTCAACTAAAAACTTATCTTCATCAAGTTGATCGTCAAAAGCTCTAGTTTTTCTATTAAATTTTTGAGAAATACATCTACTTCTTAATTTTAGTAGTTCTTCTCTAGCTAAGTAACAAAGATCTACAGAGAACCCTATCATTCCAGGGTAATCGACTGTTACTGTCTTGCTTGGAGTTAGTAAACTCGCTAGTGATACTTTTTTGTTTTCTTCTGTCATTATTTTTTCCTATAAAAAGGGAGGGAATTACCCCTCCCTGTTAGATTAAGTTACGTCTGGTCCTACAAAGTCAATAGTGAACTCATCAGTCGCATCTACTGAAGACGGTAAGCCATGGAAGTTAGTTTCTAAGCTTATGATGTCATCAATAGAATGTGTTGGCACTTCTAAGTGCGCAGTATCAATATTGAGTTCCATTCTTGGAGTATTTCCAGTTCCACCAACTACAAACTTAAGATCGAAAGAGTTAGTGATTTTTGTTGTTGCCTCGATTAGATCCTCAAACAAGTCAGCACTTGAAGCACCGCTTGAAGGAGTATTTAAGTAACAAGTAAAGTTACCTGAAATTGATCGTGTTCCTGTAACATGACCTAGAGGCTGGTTAATAACTCCCAAAGTTTCTGGGGTTAAATAAGTCATGTTATTTGAAATAGTAACGTTTCCACCTGTTAAAGTAAGTGAGTAAACACCATTATTTGACGCACCTGGGAAAGTTGTTGTATCCGCAGCTGTGACAGTAAGGTCTGTTAATCTATTTCTAATAAAGTTATTTGTGTCGTTAGCATCTGTGCCTTCGTAAATTGTTGCAGTTGTCATTGCACTTTCTTCTGTAACAATTGAAGCAAAACCACTCCAGTTAGCTGTAGCGATTCCATCAATGTCAAAATCAATAGAAACTTCATTTACAACACATTTGTCTAATTTATAAATAGTTGGACTTGATTTTCCTGAACCCATCTCTACATGCATTGTAAAAGTGTTTAAAGCTACTTTATTTGAATTTGCTGCATCCAAAGTTGCTTTAGTTGTTCCAGTATATGTCCAACCATCATTTGATCCTGTTACTTCGTCAGCTGCTACAAGTGCATTCCAAAGAGCTTCTTCTACAACATGATGTTCTCCATCTGTTGCTGAAGAATGTCCTGCTGTTCCTCTTGTACCCCCCGCTGAAGCAAATGGTCTAATGTAAGTTGAGAATGACCACTCTGCTGGAGCGTAAGAGTCAGTAAACATTTGTCTAGCTCTTCTGCTAACTCCTGCTGCAGTTGCCATCTCATTTAAAGTTACTTCTGTAACATTAGTTGCTTGAGAAAAACTAAATCCATCTAATACTGGAATGTAGTAAACGTCACTGGTTGCAGTTCCACTACTATCATTCGGTGTTATATGGACTTTCGTATCTCGCGAAAAATAAAATGTATCCGCCATTTATTTTCTCCTAGTTGCTTTGAAAAGGGGTTGGCGAGACTTTTGTCTGCCTTACCGTTTTCATTTAATATTGGATTTCGGCTATTATTTCTCCGATTCCCAATGGTTCTAAAACTCCTTCGTCAGTATCTATACTAATAATTGTATGTTGTATAGTTGTTACTGTATTTCCCAAAGGATCTGTGTAACTTAAAGGAATATTATCCTCTATTACAGTTTCAACATCTTCTAATAATTTTTCTAATGCTGTTACTGCGTCTTCTTCGTTAACATAGCATCGAAAAGTTAAAGTTAAAAATCTAAACTTTTCTCCTGCCCCTCTATAATCTCTTGTTTCTGTTCCTGAGCTAATATGTACTGCAGGAAACTCTGTTACTTCATCCCAAAATTTAATTCTAGGAGAGACCTCTGCAATATCTGACATATATTTACCAGTGCCATTGACTTGTTGTAATTTTTCTACAAAGGCGTTAACAACGCTGCTTCGTCTTGTTGTATAATCTCTAGCTGCCATTAAACTCTCCTTGTTGTAAATCTACCTAGAGCCATTTCTGCAGCTAACTCTCTTATTGACTCGTCAATTAATGTTCTTGGGTCTCTTTCTAAAGTTGACCAAGGTCTTTGTCCTGTGGAAGTTTCAAATATCTGGTAAGGATTCTTCTGATATGTATATGCTATAGAAGGTATTCCTTGAGCATCATCTGTTACATTAACTGCTTGTACGCTCGATGCAAATCTTCCTGTTCTGTTTACTAATCCTGGTAAGCCCATTTTTTGTTGTATTTTTTGTGGTAATTTTTTATTTAAAAGCATTAATAATCCTAAAGGGCTTACTGGTTTAGGATTTCTTGTTCTTTTATTTTGTCTTCTAATTTTACTTGTCTGTATTTTTACTCCACCAGTTACAATTGGAACAGTTTCATTAGTAGTTACTTTTGTTGTTTTCTTTGCTTGATTATTTGAAGAAAATCTTGATTTACTTTTTTTACCTGATACTTTTAAATGTTTATTATCTTCAAAATAACTAAATATTTGTTCTTCAAAAGAGTCTCTTAATGAAGGTGAAGCTTTTACTTCTAGCACTATTTCTTCGAATAATTTTTGTAAATCTGCTAAAAGTTGTCTTTCATCAATTGCATCTATTCTATTACTTGCTTTATCTTGTGTTGTTAAAACAAGCACAAAGTCTTTAGCAAAATCATTGTCTGCTAGTTTAAAAGCGTGTTCTAAATCTACGCCAAATTTTCTATTTAATTTATAAAGTCTTGATTTTATTTCGTCTTTTTCAAGAACATCTTTAACAATTCTATTATTTGCAGCTACTTGTTGAAGTTTCCCTGTAGCTCTACCCGCTGCAAACCCAGAAGAAGCTAATCCTTTACCAAATCCATGTCCAACTTCTTGTTCAAAATTAAATCGACCTGCTTGATCTTTGTTTTTAAAATCAATATTTTTACCTGATATTTTATTATCTAATTCGTTTAATTGTCTATTTAAATTATGAGTAGATTCAAACTTAGAAGGTGTTGTAAATTCTTGTGCTTTTCTATAATTTCTTACAACAACTGTCCAATATCTTGTTTCTTTTTTAGCAATATCTTTTAATTCTTTAAACCTTTCTTTTGTTACAGTAACTCTTACAGGTTTTCCATCTTGGAAAGATGCTAATTCTCTACTATACCCAACTACTAATGATTCCTCTTTTTGTTTGTAGTTATCAAATATCTTTTTTAAATGCGCTTTTATTTCGTTTTCTGTTAATGCTTTTTTTGCTTTAGGATCATTTAAAAATTGTCCCGCTTTGTGCATTCTTAAAAGTACATTTACATGTGCTTTCCAGTCAAATCTAAATATTTGTCCTGGGTACGTTTCTACATCTGTTCTATGTCCACCTTTATGCTTACTAGCAGACTTTGCAACTATAGGAATTATTTGTTTTTCTAATAGCGCTCCTAGTGCTGCATCAGACATTATATAATTACTCTATATAAATCAAGTACTCTCTTAATATGATCTGGAAAATCAGTATTATCTCTTACTCCAGATGTTCCTTGATTCTGTAGTGTTGCTCCAGCTATTGTTCTTCTTTCTTTATGCTCATCTTTAAGATAGTAAGTTACTAAATCAAATAAAGCAAGTTTTAAATCTTTTGGAGTTGTAGCGTATCCTGCAGTATAAGTAACTTTTACACTACCAACGCCACTTGCCCAGTATGCTTTTCCGCCGCTTGTTGTTGTTCTTATAATTGCATCTGCGGCAGTATCTACATAGTACTCATAGTTACTTGTAGATAAAGTAGAGTATGCATCTGCATACCCTGTTCTTTCTTGAACACTTGATACTGAAACTAACGGACTTTCACTCACAATTATGGTACTAGTGTAGTTATCATGTATCGAAAATGTTTCTGTTCTTGCACTGCTATAGTAATCAATAAAACTTGTACCGCAGTACTTTTTAGCAAGTTCACTAACTTGTGGTACAATTATATCTAAACGTTGATCGTCTTTTTGGCTATTAAGACCCTCCGAATTTTTGTATTCTTGTACTGTTATTAAATCTGCCATAGTTAAAAAAGTGGGGCGATAAGGCTCGCCCCAAGCCATGTTATCCGTTAAGGGATTAATTATGCTGATTTGTACATTTGTGCCCACTTTGAAGTAGCGCCGTCGATTAGATCGATGAAGCCAAGTCTTTGT